TCAAATTTGAAATCCTGTTCTGCCATTATTCATGTACCTCCAATTCCTTATTTTTTCTATCGCGGTATCTCCTTTTAGCGGCTCTCTGGGCGTGGGCTTTCTGGCACTCCAAACTGCAATAGATTTTCTGCTTGATTTTCCCCTGCGTGAATTCCTTCCCGCACTGTGGGCAGACCTTAACAATGCCCTGTGTGGCTTCCACGTCCTCCACATCGACCTGAATTGGCGGGTGGTATCCGTGCATTGACATGTACTTTCCGTAGCTTGTCCCGGCCTTCTGGGCGGCTATGGATCACAGGGTGAGATAGTCCGGTTTTTTGCTCATGATTCTCACTCCTTTATTTCCCGCCACACCTCGGCGATTATAAGAATCCCCCATACCAGCCCCGTGGCAATAAGCACGCATAAAAGCAGGAACACAATCATAGCGAACACAGCCGCGATAACTTTAGCCATTCTCTGCGCCCCCTTTCTTTCGTTCGCCGTAGCTGCAAAAGCCGTTCATTTCCACGCAAACAGCCTCGCCCTTGTAGCCTCTGACATTTGGGTAAGGCTCGGTGTGCAGCATACACATAGGGTTTTCGTCTCCCTGCCGGTAGATGCAGTCCCGGCAGCGGACGGTATGGAGCGTTTCAATGAACCCGTCTGCGAAACCAGCATCATACCCCGCCTTGTACTGCCCCCTATCATATTTCAGAGCTTTCAGAAGTTCTTTCCGATTCACCCGGATACCGATTTTTATAATCGCCTGTACTACGGCATCGCCGATAGCATCCTGGAAGTCGCTTAAATTCAAGCTGGCAGGTGGGGTGTAGCCGTTAAGTTCTTCCATTTTCATCCACCTTTCGCTCCCCATAACTGCAAAAAGCATTGCCGTCTACCTCGTTAGGGGACATGCCTTGCTCGTAGTCCCAATAATAGCAATACCCAAATGGCGTTCCTCCATTGTTGGTGGGGTGCTTGCCTATTTCCTCAAATGCAATGCAGTCCCGGCACCTGACAACCGGCACCATGGATTTCATTTTTTCTTTCGCGTCCAGCAGTTGGGCGTTGCGCAAAATCAGCTGCTTCTGCACACACGTAAACTCTGCGAGCGGCACAGCTCGCACGGTGGGCATGCTATCGACCGAGCAAAGCGCCACATCCTCATTAAAATTAGGTATAATGCCAGAAATTTTTATAATCTCAGTTGTAAGTAGATCCGCATCAATCAGCCTCATAAAAATCCTCCTTCCTCGGCATCTCTTTCAGCCACCGCCTGACGGCAAAGAACCGAATGCGTGACGGCTGATTCTTCGCCCACCGCGCAATAGCGGCGGCGTAAGCGATTCTAGCGTTAAGGCGCTGGCGGTGTTCTTGTCTTTCACTCATTCCCAATACCTCCATTTTCCGTAAGATATTTAATTGCTTCTCGCACCAGCGTTCGGTTGCTCATGATAATATGTGATTCTGTAACCCTGTTGGGGCAAGCCACGCACTCGCACTTGTAGGGAGGCTTGCTCTCGTTCCCCCTGCACAAGCATTGGTAATTGAAGCAGTCTGCCACTTTCCGTCACCCCTTCGGCAGTTCAGGCAGCGACATCCAGTGGGTGATTTCAACATCGTCATCCACCTGATCTGTTTCGTTCACGCCGTACTCTGCAAGCAAATCTTCGCAAACACACGACCACCAATACCAAGCCTCCCTGTAATAGACAGCAGTCGCTTTTTGCGGAACGTCCTTCGTGTACCGGTAGTACGGCGCTGGGTTGTGATTTACCCACACCACATTTACAGGCTCAAGTTCTTCCGGTGGCCTCTCACTGCACGGAATCCACCTTGTCCGCTCCAACGCCTCCATTCCCATTCGGCAGGCTTCGTTCACCTCGTCCATGCCGTCGTAATGCTCCCGGTGTTCCGGGTCAAGGATTTCAATAGCCCGATCAATTGCCATTGTCTAACCTCTCTTTCAGTCGCTCCACTTTGCACCTGCGCACGGAACGCACATCATCCGCGCAGCAAAACAGCATCTTCATTTGCTCGAGCATGATCTCCACGTCGGCAATCTCCTCGGCGATGCTTGCGGGCGAGTATTTGCCACGCAGGTACTTGCACAGCTCCTTCTGTAGCTCGCTCATTTCCTCCATCGTTACCACGATCTGCAAATCAGAGCCGTAGGTGTCCAGTGCTCTCTGAAGCACTGCCGATTCATCGATGTATTCGGCCATTGTCAGCACCTCCGTACAAAAAGGCTTCTAGTTCTGCCATACAAGAAAGACACAGGTCAAATCGATCTCGTTGCCAGTATTTCCCTTCAATATCGGTGTCTCTCAACTCGATAGAATTTGATCGTGACTTAGGAAACGCCTTCCTGCCGCCATAATCCTCATATAGGCGTCCACAGCGATCACATTTCTTTGCTTGCATTTTCAATTCCTCCGTTCATCTTCGCTTCGCCGAAGCTGCAAAAGAATGTCCTTGTATCCTTCTCGAATGGCAAAAACACGATGTTTGTTTTGGGGCAAAATGCGTATATATCTTTCTGGTCCCACATGTGCAGATGCTTGCAGTCCCGACACCTTACCACGGGGACGGCATCCACGGTGGGGGCATTCCGGATTATCTCCTTTGCTATAATATCTTCGTCGGAAACATCAAATTGGAGTTCCAATTCCTCTGCATCAATTAAGCGTGGCATTTCAATTGCTCGTTCAATCGTCATTGTTTTCGTCCTCCAAATCCATTTTGCTGCCGCAATTGGGGCAATAGTTTCGTTTCCAAAGCAGCTTCTTTTTGAAAACACAAGCGCACTGGTTGCACCGCAATCCTGCCTTAAAGGTTCTGATTGTACCGAACCCATGTTCGTCCACGTCAACCCAGTCGCACTCTTCCCACCGTCCGTTCCTTTCTGGCTCCACGTCGGCGGCGGGCAACTCGTCTTCTACAAACTCGGTAACGGTCATATCCGGGGCCTTAAAGCCATATCGCAGCATGGCGTTTTTAATTGCCTCCCGGCTGATGTAATCACTCATTTCAATTCCTCCAAAGTAATCTGCCCATCAATGGGCGTATTGTCGGCCTCTTTCCGCTTCCGTTCCGGGACGACTTCTCTCACAAGGGGGTTGCGGCTTATTGCCCGATTGAATGCCCCACAAGCCATCCATCGTCCCGCCCAGTCCGTCGCTTCACTATGGGTAATCCCGTATACTTTGCATTTGCAAAGCACTTTATCGTGATACTTGCCCTTTATGAAGTTGCTACACTCCCGGCACGTATGCCCATCCAAAACGCCGAAAAACCGGTGCATTAGAGCAAGTTTACGTAAAGCCATTATAGTTCCTCCACATAGCACCAACTCTGGGGCGGGCGTTTGATATGACCGCCATTTTCGCAATATGCACACCCATATTCATCGCACACTTTGCCTATGCAGATTTCAAGCGGGCGAAAAAACTTGCTCAGCTTCTTCGGCGTGTCGTAGATTTCCAGCTTGGAAATGTGCCAGCCGTAAAGCGTTGCACCTTTTCCGTAGTCCCACAAAGCACCGTCCACAAGCCTAGTCTGCGCCACAAAGTCATCGTCCACATCGTAGATTCCATACGGTTCTGTTGCCGCCTTGATGGTTTCAACCCGGTCGCAAATAAACTCCCCAATGACCTTGCCCCATGAGCCGCGCAGTCTGCGTGCGTCGTTGCCTTGCGTGCAGTAGATGTAGCATTTGAACGGCGTGTCCAGCTTTGGCCTGGTTTTTCGCACCTCAACGGTCTTTCCACCTCTGGCAATCTTCTCCACCCACTCCGGGCGGATGCTGATAAGTACCGCCTTAGCCATTGTCAGCCCTCCGGTTCCATGTTTCGATTGCTAATAGAGGATTAGATAACCAATGTGTTCTCGGTTCGATTGGGCAGTCTCTATTTGGGCAGCATACCCGAAAGCAACAACCGTTTCTCTGCATAACGCCCTTGTCTCCGCAGAACGGGCAGGGCTTCAATTTGATTTCGTCCATTGTTATCTCCTTCCCGCCCGGGTTGCCCCGGGCTTATCGCTTGTTTTCATTCTCCCAAAAATCATAGCCTACATTCCAAAGCAATCCATGCAAATTCATAGGGCAAAGACCCTTTCCGGAACTCTTGCGCAATCCTGTTTGCATTGTTCCGCTTAACGCCTTTCGACATGAGCAGCTTTACAAATCGTTTCTTGGTCATTTATCCAGCATCCTTTCCAGATTCAGCAGCGCCTGCCGCAGCATGATGATTTTGCGTTTCAGGGCGGTCTTTAGGCCTCATGTCCCCGCGCCCGGAACGCCTTGCACACGGTTTGCGATTCCTCGCACGCTACGAGTACTTTCATTTCTCGCTTTCCTCCACCGGGGAGCGGAGCCATTTCAGCCAGCAGTTAGCACATGAGCATATATCATCCGGGGAACATCCTTGGCGTACAACAAAGTCAGCCAGCACCTCAGCCAGCTCCTCATCCGTCATGTTCCGGATGCGGTCGGCGTTGGTCATCGGCTCATACCGATCTTTCAGACCTTCATCGTGAATGCAACCGTCACAAGCCGCCCATCCATCCGGGGCAATTCGGTACTTGCAGCTGGTACATAGCTCATTTTTCATTTCCCATTTCCTTTCTGTTTTCCTTTATTCCCCCACCGGCTTGAAACAGCCGTACATTTTCGCTTTGCTCACTGAAAATCCTCCATACTTGTCTGCCCCGGTAGCACATCGTACTCCATCCACCAGCGGAACACATCTTCTGCGGTAGTCCAATCTTCGGTAGCCCAAGCCGGTTCCTTGTTCCGCCGTCTGCGTTCCTCCAGCATCCTATCGAACGCACGCAGATAGAGATTTTTGTACTTCGGCCACCGGGTGAACTCGGTTTCCCGGCCTTTTCTGCCAGCCAGGGGGCATCCGATACACCCAACCCGGCATTGCCCCTCGGCGTATAGCGGGTTCATCGGGACTTTCGCATCTTCTAAGAAGCCGTACACATCCTTGTCTGTCCAGTCGATAATCGGGTTTACAACTCGTTTTGCTTTCAGGCGGCAGTTTTCAAAAAGCATTCGCTTTTCGTCATTGTCGTTGGCAAGAATGATATTTTTATCCTTGGTTGCACCCAGTTTTTCGTAGATTCCACGGTTGTTTTTCCTGGATACAGATTCAGCCCAGCGAACGCCGGTGCAGATAAACCGCCCTGCGCCACCTGTTTCTTTCAAGACGGAACAGCAGTACCGCATCCACCGGGATGGCGGTATGAGCACTTGAGGAATTAAGCTCCACATAGATACCCGCTTCCCCTTGTAAACCGGCATGTTCACGGTGCACTTGTATCCTTTTCCCTCTAGCCGCTTGAACTCACTTCTGACAAACCGCACCGTTTCTGGGGCATCAGCCGTGGTGTGGTTGTGTTGGAACTCGCAGGGGATACCGGAGCGCACCGCAAGCTCGGTGATAACCCCGGAATCTTTGCCGCCTGAAATGCAGATCACCAAAGGCTGCTGATACGCCATGAGCGACATTTCAGAGGCGGCTTTCAGACGATCGATTGCCATCTGCTCCAAGTCATTCATTCTCGATAACAATCCCCTCTCTCACCAAATCCGGGTGCTCATACCGGAAAAATTGGCGTTGTTTTTTGTGGTTTCCAATTGATTTCATGATGTTTTTGTTCCAGTTATCGATGAAATACGTTTCCCACGCCTTGCAGCCGTCCCCGTTGGTGGGGCAATCGTCCCGCGTGCAGTTCCTGCAAAAGGGGCTTTCCGAATCGATGTACTGGCCAGGGCGTTCCTTTTCCTTGTCTTCTTCGTTTTTCATACTTCACCGCCTTCCGGTAGCATTTCAAAGTCCATCTTCCCGGCCAGCTCGGCGATAAAGCTCTTTACCGCTCCGGGGAGCTTCTGGTAATCGTCCTCCCGCTTCTGGCACACTTGGAACGACCTTTGGAAATTCGATGCAACCACGGACTGCACCGTTTCTGCGTCCATCAGCGCCCATTCCTTGAGCTGAGCGGGGCTTCCCACCGTCCGCTGTACCGCCGGAGGCAGCTTCCGGAACTCGTCATCTGCGCCGTACACGCTGTTTCTCAGCGCACCGGCAACCAGCCCCCATGCTTCCATCTGCGTCATCTGCTGGGGAGACTGCATCCGGTGGAGCATATCTTTCAGCTTCCCGATGGTGGGCATAAAGCCGCCGGTATCCGTCGCTATGTACGCTTTTGCAGCGGCGGCAACGGCCTCAAATGGCTCCTCGGAGAACATATCCGCCCAAAGATTGACTTTCACGTTTGCCGCCTCTTTGGACATTCCCCGGAAAGAATCGGGATAATTTGCCTGTAAAAGCGTGAGAATCTGGTACGCTTCCTGTTTATCCATTTCCAAATTCCTCCCTGTACATCTCTGCCAGACGGTCAACGCCGCTGGTGTAGCCGCCCGGCTTCTGGTTTGCCGCAGGTCTAGCCGAATTCTGCTCCCTGGAGAGCCAGGAGTTGACAAAGCGCATGATCCCGGCTTTTGTTTTCCTGTTTTTGGGATTTGCCAGAAGCCAGCCACGCATACTCCGCAACTGCTGAGCTACATCCACGGCGGGATACAGGCCGGACAACTCGGCAACCATCTCCACGGAAATCTCAAAATCCGTGCCGTCAACCAGCGGAAGCACCGCCGCAGGCGGGGGGCTGCTCGGCAGCTCGCCGCAAACCTCCGAAGGAGGTATATTATCCTTTGCCTTTTCCTTTGTCTTTGTCTTTTCCTTTTCCTTTGTCTTGGTATCATTCGTACACGGTTGTTCGCCGTCGTATACGTCCGTATTCCATCGTTTGCGGATGTTATCGGAGTTTTTCTTACACCGGCTGTCGTATGTTGCCTTATCTCGGTCTATCTGTGCTTTCAAAGTTGGAAATACGAATCTTTCATTACCACGGAGTTGCGGTGCTTCGCCCGTCTTGCTGTAGATTAGGCAAGCCGTGAAAAGCCTCCCCCTCTCCGTGTCATTCAGTTCCTCCATACTGTCCAGATAACTGTGATAAGCGCAGAAATATTCAATTGCCATTATCTAATCCTCTTTAATGATGGAGTACCGCGCAAAGCACGTCCGCTCCCCGTATCGGTTTTTCCCGGTGACGGTTTCGCTCTTGATGGGTACGCCCTGGGCTTTCAAGTCCCAGATTCTAGCACCCAGCCGGTAACAGCCGTACTCGGTAACCGCCTCGGCCTGGGTGATGCTTCCATAGTCCTGCAAATGCCGCAGGATACGCTCACACTGTGTCACGGGGTGCCTCCTCTCCGGTGATGCGAACCGCCACGCATGGGCGGGTGCCGTACCGCTTGCAGACTGTGGCGTCTGTGATGGCTGCGTCATCCCTGTAGGCGATACCGTTCAGGGCATCACACACAATCTTGCCTATGTTGTCCCAGTCGGGCTTCACCATTGGTAGAATCTGATTGTCAATCGCTTCGGCCTGCTTGCGCTTGCTCCACGAATGGGGGACGGGGTAGATTGCCGCAATGTCAACCCGTATAGTGCCGGTAAACTTTGCCCCGTGGGCTTCGCACTGGTATGCCCATGCCACCAGCTTTTCATAGTCCTTCGTTTTCTTTGGGGTGTATGTCTCACCGTTCTGGGTGAAGCGGGGGCGCTCCTTCCCTTGCGGAACGCCGGGAATCGTAAATTCAATCGTCACGTTTTCGCTCCTTCCTTTGGAGTTGGCGGTTTCACCTCCCACCGTCAAGGGAAAATGCAAACTATACTGTCAATCTTTTTGAGGAAAGATTACTTTTTCCGGCTTAGAACGGCAAGTCGGGGTCGTCTTCGGTAATCTCCTGATATCCTCCAAATCCCTGCTGGCCGTACCCGTTGCCCCGGTTCGTCCGCTGTGGGGCGATGAGCTGCCCGTATCCGGCGTTTTGCGCCGTTCCGGTATTATTGGTGGTATCCTGAGAGTTGCGCTTGCTGGAAAGCAGCTCAACGCTTGTGGTCACTATCTCAAACGCCCGGCGCTTGTTCCCGTTCTTGTCCGTCCAGTCCCTGGCTTGCAATGCTCCGGAAACGGCTACGATGTCGCCCTTATGGCCGTACTGCGTCAGGTACTCAGCGCCCTGCCGCCATGTGACGAAGTCCAGAAAGTCGGTGGCATCCTTCGTCATTGGACGCTTGACGGCGAGACTGTAGGAGCAAACCGCCGTCCCCTCCTGGGTTCTTCTCAGCTCCGGGTCGGCGGTGAGCCGCCCGACAAATTGACAATTATTCATGTGTTCTCCTTCCTGTAAATCAGATCGTTTTCGTTCCAGCCGGGATAAATGCCCATCAGGTACTCCCGGAAATACGCCCTCATTTCCATTCTTGCCGTGGTCTGATCGTACCGGTTGTGACATCTGGGGCAGAGGGTAAGCCCGTTCTGGGCAATGCCAAGCCCTCCCTGCGCCCGGGATATGTAGTGGGCGTTGCTCCATGCCAGAGGGGCAGGGGCGGGAGCGCCGCAGAATACACAGCACGTCCAGCCGTCAATGCTGTCCCGCTCGGCAATCGCCATTTTCTCGCCCCGGGTGAAATCCCTCGCTTTGGTGTCCTTCCTCAACGCCATTCCTCCTTCAGCAGTTCCAGCTTGTCCGGGGGCAGGGTTTCAATGTCCAGCGCCTTGCAGTCCTGTATCAGATTGTCGATCAGCCGAGCCATTTGTTTGGTGTCGTAGGTACTGGAACCGTGGTATGCCGCCAGGTTCCGGCACCCAGGCACCTGAGACGCGCCCAGGCTGTCCACCAGCCATCCAAGGCCGTTTTTCTGCCAGCTCCGTGTGAAGCGCTCCACGTCCTGTTCCCGGACGCACATAGGCGTGTAATTGTCTCCCACGCCCCGAATGGCGTTCCGGTAGACCTCAACCGGAGGAATCCCCATAGCGGCGGCAAGCTTGTGAATCAGCACCCAGGCGTAGGCGTTTGCGTCCAGGCTCCGCTTTTCCCGGTGCTCTTTCAAGGCCAGATCGTAGGGCGTGGCCTTCATTTTTCGGATAAAGGCCATTGCCTTGCCCAACTCAGAACGGGAGGGCTTGACCATCAGCCAGCCGCCCTCAAGCTTTGCCTCGGTGAATGTAAGCTCCGTCATGATTGCTGCCACACAAACGCCCGAAGGTTCTTTGTATCGTTGCGGATTGCAAGTCCGGTGATCCGCCCGGTCTTCTCGTCATAGGCGATTTTCTCAACGCTGAACTTGTCATAGCAGTTGAACCGGGTCTTTCCGTTGAAGGAAGACGCTTTGATCTCTGCTTTATTGCTGGGAATCCAGACAAACGGGGACGTGTAGAGTTCCCTGCCGATGCCCCAGCGGAACCCGGCACGCTTGAAAGCGTCGCTTGCCTCGCCCTTTTTCTGGTTGCCTTCCTCGTCCTCCCGGCTCTCGATACCGCAGTCCCATTTCCATTGGATGCCGCCGTTTTCCTGGATAATCCCGATACCGGCGTAGAGATTGCCCTTGATCTCCTTGTAGTCGTTCGTCCAGTTGCCCGCCCCTACAGTCTCGTCCAGCAAGTCCATATCCGTCCTCGCCGTCTTGTACAGCAGACACACCAGACCATTTTCCTTGACCTGCTTGACCTTGACCTCAATCTCGTCAGCGGTCAGAAACCGAAACATTCTCGCCATTGTCTTCCTCCTTAAATTCCAGCGGGCATTCATACCCAACTGTTGCTCTTGTATCCAGCAGATACTCCCCGGTCAACCGGCACTGCTTCCGGGCGTATGTTTCCATACACGGGCACAAATCACAGCATACATGACCCTCCGGGAAGTAAATGCTTGCCGTGGCCTTCTCGTACCACAGGCAGCTTTTTTTATCCGCCATAGTTCACCGCCTCCATCATTCTTCATCCTCCTGCAACGGCTCAAACCGTTTTATAGCGATACCGCCTTTGTACGGATATGCCCGGTATTTTGCCCCGGGGGGAACAATTCCGCCTAAGCTACCTGCGCTGATATAAAATCCTGTACTAACTTTGTTGATTTTTAATGTTCTACCAATTTTTTGCGGAATAAAAACGACGTAGTTCTTGCTTACTTTTATCCCAACAGTGTTTTCGCCGTTCCAAAACTTTGTAGCAAGGGCGTTAATGTAGGCAGTGCGCCTCTTACCATTCGAGAAACTGACAGCCGGAACATTGACTCGATTGTACGGCCTAATGTAGATATCCTCGAATCTTTCTGATTCGCTGATGACGATTCCGTCCTCCATTATTCCTCCACCTCCGCTTCCTCGTTGAACTCCGTCATGGAATCGATGCAATCCAGGCAGTAGAACTCATCATGCGCCGGGATATATACCAGTTTGCTGTCTGTGATGGGACATCCGCACCTGGCACACTTCGGAAGTGCCGCTTCCCGAAAGTCGGCATCCGCTGCCAACTGTTCAGCCTGCCGCCACGGTTCGTAGCATTCAGGAATGTCCATCGTCGCCGCCCTCCGATCTAAGCGGTTTCCAAACCGGGCTATCTTCGCCGAGTATGTCATAAATCATCAGTGCCCTGTACGTTTCTGCGGCTGATTCGTTTTTCTTCCGCAGAGCTGCATAAACACGGTTGATAAGGAACGCTGATTCCGTAACAAGGTCTTTCACGGTTCCATCTATACGGAGAGAATGTGAAAATATGGATTTGTTTTTGGCATCCAGCTTGTACTCAATCATGTTGACTTTCCTTTCTCAGTTTGATATACTGTAAGTGGTAGAGATTTTTTATATCGCTTGCCGTCCCCGGTGCTGTAACATCGGGGGCGGCTTTTTATCTCCCTCTGATGCACCGTCCGATACCGGCGCCCATCAGGATAGCGCACACCCACATTGCGGGGACTGCTGCCCTGTCTGCCAGCAAACCGGCCTGCTGCCACCAGAAAAGCACCAGATTCAGCCCCGCATATGGGAGGACGCGGAAAACGCATTCCTTGATATTGAACGGCTTCCGGTTCTCCGGCACCGGCTCCCACCGGGCATCCACGGGCTTGTTCCTGCTTGCCATATCGTTCACCTCCTGTCGTGGTTTTTGTGAACTACGTCGAAAAGCTCCACGTTCTCATCGTCAAACGCCTTACGTTCCTTCGATTCCATGAAAAGGGATTCCCGCAGATGCTCATTTTCCCGGCGCAACCGGCGGTTCATTTCCGCCATGGTGCGAAGCTGGGTCGTTTCGTTGGGTGTCATTTGGCGTTCTCCTTATAGGGCTTGACGTCGTAATCACAAACCCACTGACCCAGGCCACGGCAATTTTCGTAACGTTTACCTTGCTCGCAAATACGAATAAGTCTGACGGTTTCGCCGATGCTAAACCCGTGGTAGTGAGATTTCCTTACAATCTTGAACTTGTCCCCAACCTTGGGCGTGTACTTTTCCGGCTTGTCCTCCTTGCGCTTCTTCTCGAACAGCCGCTCAACGGCGACCCTTGCGCCCTCCGCGCGGCTGTAGGTATCCTCCGGATTGCACCGGGCTTCTGCGGTCTTCACGTCCCGTCCTCCACGTTTCAGCGTGGCCGTGGTAATCATCCCGTCAAAGCGGAGTTCCACGGTGCAGGGTTCCCGCTCAGGCTCTGCAAGGCCAGCGATCATGTATTCGTACCAGCACCAATGCCCAAGAAAATCGTCGCGATCCTCCTCCATGCAATAGTAAACTCCTTCATTGTTGATTCCGGATTTTATGATCGTCATGGTCTTTCCCAGATACTTGTCCATATAAGGGTTCCAGCACTGCTGCGTCCTCTTGCTCACAATCCGCACCTTATCCCCACACTTGTATTTCGCCATAAATAACTCCTTTCAATTTCGGCATTCTGCCGTAGATTTCAAATCACTGCCATTCCCTTGCAAACGCCCGTATCTCCCTCTCCGAATACCCCAGGGTTTTCAGGATCACCGCCGGGTTTGGGTGGAGGGTGGTCACCAGCTTTCGCAGGACGCTTACCCGCATTTCGGTTTTGCCCTTCCGGTAATTCCGAAGGGTCTGATGGTCTACCCCGGTTTTTTCTTCCAGCGCTACAGCGTTGTTGCTCTGAATCCCCGCCAGGGGACAGCAGCGGTCGATTTCCTTCCAGAAATCCTCCACTGCGTAGCGCTCGGCATACTGCCGGATTCTAGGCATTGTCTTTCCCCTCGCTCTCTTTATCTGCGGGCTTTACCTTGGGAGCAATGCAATCTACTAGCCCCCGAACGCTGTACCCCAACGAATAGCAGGCAAACGCCATTCCAATTATTGAAAGAATCGTGGAGGTACTCATGTTATTTCTCCCTTCTTCTGAGATTGCTTCTCTCGCTCCCGCTTGATGATTGCTTCCAAAGCGGTCTCCATCCGCTTCTGGATATTGGGCGGCTTCCGCTTCCCATTCAGAATCATGGAAATGTACGCTTTGTTCACGCCCATTTCGTTTGCCAGCTGCTCATAGGTGATCCGCTCATTGTGCATCCGCCCGATGAGCCGCCCCGTCCATTTTTCGGGCATTGTATTCCTCCTTTTAGTTAAAAATGTTGACTGCGGCGGGAAACCGTGCTACAATTTCATGCGTTCCCTGTGTAACAACAGAAAGGGGTGATTTGATGCGGAGCCATTGGCGAAGCAATCTTTTTGCTCTGGCGTTCCGAACTAAGGCAACTGCATGATGCGCATGGAGCACAGCAACCAGATATGCTGTAAGTGATTGGCACGGCTAAGAACCGTAAGACAATTTACGGATTCGGCATTTCTCCCGGCCTAATGCAACTGCCCGGGAGCCGCCGATAAAGTAATTTCGGCGCGTGCCGGGTTGCCGCCGTGTTTCGGTAAAAAATCTGGGGGAAAAGCGTCTGCGATTGTCCGCAGGCGTTTTTTCTTTCCCGCCGCAGTCATTTTATGGTTGCAAAAGTTAACAAAGTGTGCTACTATGTACTTGCGAGGAACAGAATAGCTTTGACGCAGGATTTTTTACCCTGGGTCTGGGGTTTTGTTTACTTTCGTAACTCACAGCGCTATTATAGCGTTAACAAACGTAACTGTCAACTGTAAAAGTGGTAACGAACGCAACTTTGTCACATTGCACAAAATGCAGGAGTGTTAATTATGGCTTTTTACGAAAATTATGTTAAATTGTGTAATTCCGTTGGGAAATCCCCATCCGCTGTTGCCGTGGAACTAAAACTTGGCAAACCATCTGTAACAAGATGGAAGAACGGGGCAGAACCGAGAGACGCAACATTACAAAAAATCGCCGATTATTTCGGCGTCACCGTTGAGTATCTCAAGGGGGAGGAAACAAAAAAAGACCCCGCCACGAATGGCGAGGTCAGCCCCGAAAAACGGGAACTTCTGGATTTAATTGATAGCCTGTCCGACGATCAGTGCGGTAAGCTTTCCAACATTATCAAGGAGGCTATAAATTTATTGTGAGATTAACGAAAGATTCCAAATATGTGCTGGATATCCTGATTGCCAATCCCCCGCTCGGGAACTCCAACACATACAACGTAATAGCTTGGATGGGCGTTATTGATGAAAAGAAAATTCACAGCTATTCAGATTATACCGGCATTCTGGCATACCTTGCCGAATGTAACTGTATCGAATGGGTGAACGACGCCCACAGCGATTTCTGCTTGACGGAGAAGGGGCGAAATTATAAGGAACTTCGGCACAAGGAATGGCGGTCAGCCATTTTCCACGAGGTAATCGGTTTTTTCCTCGGCGCCTGTTCCGCATTGTTTGTGAAGTTTCTTACAGATTTGATTTGGTGAAAAGTGGACACAGGCACGCTCCAACCTGCATCCAACCAAAACAAATGGCAAGTCGCTTTGCGGCATTACACAGTGTTCGCACAGAATGCAGTTGGCATTAAGGCAGGAGTCTTTGACTTCGCTTTGCAGATTCTGGCATTTTTGAAGCAGTTCTTTTAGTTTTCGATTCTCTTTTCTGAGCGCTCGCTTTGTAACAAACATTTTACCCTCCTTAGCACATATGCAGCCTGTTCATCAGTTAGGGAAAGAATATTCTCCGCCAACTGTTCACGAATGTTCGGCAATGTTCTCCTTTCTTCCATTATATCACGGTTTACTCTGTTTCGCAATGCATTTTTCGTCACTGGCCGTTCCTCCTTTTATATTTAAAACAATTGTTTGCATAACATACAGTAGCACACTAAATGTCCAATAAATCGGACTAATTAAAAAGTTGCGCAAAAAATCTTTCTATTCATTGAAAATATGTATCGAACGTGGTATTATTTTCCTGTATGGTCACCGTTGCAAAAGTATATCCCGTGCCCCGGGGTAGAAAATAAAAAAGAAAGAGGTATCACTATGGAAGATTCAACAAATGAACTCGAAACATCAGGCGAACAAAATACCCCCCAAATGGTATGCCCGTCCTGCGGCGCTGCCATAAGAGAAAATCAAAAATTTTGTGATAACTGCGGCGCTGATCTAAATGCTCCACCCAAGCAAAAAGCCGAACCCAAGAAGAAAAGCTATTTTGTCCCGGCAATTATTGCAATGGTCGCAATTTTTGTCGCAGCGTTCATATTCATTCAGCGAGCTACTAAGCCCAATTTTAAGCAGTTATACGATATGCTCTGTGATCCCACGTGGGCGCAAGTCGGCTCGGACGGTAGTTATTTGAGCATTGATACAAATCCGTATGACTATGATGATTCCGGCCTTTATTGCCGTGACGCTTACGTTACAATACCTACCATCAACGGAATGTTGGGACTTCCAGATTCCCTTTTTAATCAGATGAACGAAACATCCGCATCCGATGGAAGGCAAACCGAAACATACAATAGTAAAAATGTAACCGTAACGTGGAAATATCATCCCAATACAGGGCTGGAAGTTACCTATAAGAAAATTCACTAATTTCTGATATGCCCCGCCACCCGTGCCACAAGGTGGCGGGGCTTGCCACCGGTAACGACGTGTGTCCCTTGCCGGTTGCAATACCACCATACACCACACACAGGCGTTTCGTAAAGCCCCAGATGTGAAATTCCCGTTCCATTTTCGCAACAATCGTTCCATATGTGAAACATTCCGTTTTTGGAGGCGGTTTTATGAATATTCCCGAGCATTTATCAGAATTGGAAGCCCTGCGGAAGGAGCGGGGCATGTCCCAGCAGGAGTTGGCAGAAACCTGCGGCGTATCCAAGGCCACGATCTGCCGCGCCCTGAATGGTGCGACGGAGCCGACGGCAAGGCTTGTGCAGAGCATTGAGGCCGCCGTGCAGTACACCCCGGAGGAACACCCTGTGCTACCTGCCCCCGGCCAGTCCATGGAGGAATATGTGGAATATCTTCAGGCAACGATCATCCGCCAGAGCGAGGACTACAGGCGGCACACCATGCAGCTGCAAACGCACTACAGCATTCTCAACCGCCAGAATCGGCGGGTGATTCTGATTATGGGCATTTCCATTGCGGTGCTGGTAATCTTCCTAGTAGGCTGGCTCATCTTCGATATCATGCACCCGGGAACCGGATGGATTCAGAGGTAAGATAAATTTTTACGATTGTCGGAAATATTTTTCCGTTTTTGGTCAATCTGTCTATTGCTATTTTCCATTTCTCGGGGTACAATATAGACGTAGGATAACCACCTACGCTATATAGACGACGTTCATCGTCCGCCCTAATTTGCCGCCTGCCGAGAGCGGGATATAAGACTTCGGCTTGTTGTAAGACTGCCGCTTGCCGGGAGCGGGATACAAAACTCCGGCCTGAAAATGCCGGACTGGCCGCCATGCCGGTTCGGCATTCTTTTTTGGGGGATAACAAATGACAGAGATACAGGACTCCGGAATATACATAATCCGTGATGCTTTCTTTGAAAAATACGGGAACAACCGCTATATGAAGAATAAGCAGGAGAGCCGCCCCCACTACTACGCTATGGCGGACAAATCCGGTGTCCTATGGATGGTTCCAATGAGTACCAACGTAGATAAATACAAGCGGCTGATATATGAAAGTGAGAGGCGGCACGGCTCCGGAAACTGCGTGCATTACCTCATAGCGCCGATATACGGAAAAGACAGGGCTTTTATTATCTGTGATATGTTCCCCGTCCTCCCGGAACATGTACTACGCCCATACAATATCAACAATGTGCCTTATGTTTTGGAAAACAAAAATATAAAGAAAAGCATCCGTGTAAAAGCGCTTGCCTACTTGAACATGGTTGAACGTGGGGTTCTACATAGTCCGTTAAATATTATCGAAACCAAGGCCGCGTTGCTCAAAAGCAGAAAGAACTAGAGGACGGAACGGGCAGCCGTCACCCTTGTTAGGAGATGTGGGAGCGTCGCCCCACCTAGTTCTCAAAGGCAGTGGCAGACCGTTTCGGCGGTCTGCTATTTTTTCTAACCGTATGTAAAGGGGGATTTCTTATGCCGAAAAAGAAAAAGGAGCCGGAAATAAAGCTGCCCAAAATAGAGCAGCTCCCCTCCGGCGCGTGGCACACACGTGTATTGATAGAGAATCGCCGCGTATCTATTACAAAAGATAGCTATGATGAATGCGTGGCCGAATATCTGGCCATGAAGCACGGCGTTATCGAAGCGAAGGCCGCGCCCGGTAAGCGGGGGAAGACGCTGGGGGACGCGCTTGATAAATATATAGCCGACCGGAAGGGGTTCAAGTCGCCGTCAACGATTTATGCGTATGAATCCTACCGCAAGCAGCGTTTCCAAAGCATGATGGCGGCTGACGTATACACCACCACGGACGATCAGTGGCAAGCCGCCATCCGCAGGGAAGCGAAATCACTGTCCCCGAAGTATATCAAAAACGTGTGGATGCTGATCTCCGCAGCGATATTTGAGGAAACCGGACGCAGGCCGCGCGTGACCCTGCCGGAAAAGGAATACAACGAAAAGCCGTTCCTCGACCCAGACCAGATACCGGTGTTTGTAAACGCCATAAAGGGCGAACCGATAGAAATAGCCGCTCTGCTGGAACTGTCCAGTTTGCGCCGGTCTGAAATGCTTGCGCTGACGTGGGACAACGTTGACCTCGAAAACGAGATCATATACGTTCGCGGGGCAAGAGTGGCCGGAGACGGCGGCAAACTGGTTCACAAGAAGCAGAATAAAAACGATTCCTCCCGGCGCACGGTGCCGATTATTGAGCCGTTGATGGAAGCACTAAAGGCGGTTGATAACAAGGAAGGCTATGTCGTCAACCTGACCGGTGGGTGGATCTGCACAAGGATAAACGAGATTTGTTCCGCCAACGGACTGCCGAAAGTCGGGAATCACGGATTGCGGCACAGCTTCGCATCTCTGGCTTACCATCTCCAAGTCCCGGAAAAGATAGCTATGGAAATCGGCGGCTGGGCAGATGATGGGACGATGCACAAGATTTACACGCACCTAGCGCAGAAGGATATTGCCAAAAGAGCGCAGGACTTTCGGAACTTTTTCTCGTCCAGTCCATCGGCGAACGGTAAAATTGGCAACGAAATTGGAAACGAAAAATAGAATCTCTTAGAGCTGCAACATGTTTAAGAAATAATATGCTGGGTTCGATTCCCGTACGGGTCACCATGCAGAAAAAGCCCTAGAAACTTGTTCTAGGGCTTTTTTATTGCTTTATCAGCTATATTCCCACGTTCTCCGAACTATTCTGCGTGAAAATATTACCGCAGATTTTAATATTTTTCTGCGTGCGGTACGTTTTTAGGGTGCAAATTGGCAACGGATTGGCAACGGAATTTTGCCGCTCATTCTCTGAGCCGCCGCATAATCGCCGCGTATTCTTTGGGGTATATCAGCCGAATGCACTCCATGTGTTCGTCCATCACTTCTAACAGCCGTTTCATTCCCGCTGAATTTGCGGCAATTGCAAACTCGCTCCCGGATATTTCATCATTTTGTGGCGCAGGAGCGGAGGAATACAGGCTTACGGGGGAAACATCAGCAGAGCGGGAATATCCCGGGAACATGTGATCTAGAATGGTATAGCATGAGGCCATTAACTGGCATGTTGCCGCCGTCGGGCGCTTCACTGCTTTACATTCTTCGATTGTTTCCAGCAAATCCCGCTCTGCCAACATTTTTTAATCCTCCATACAACGGACGGCCTTTTCCAGAGCCTCTCGCGTCCGGCTGTCCGGCGCTTCATCAATCATGCGCCGCAGCTTATCCACCATATCCTCCTTGGCGTCTGCACGGCTGTAGCGCCCCATGCTATCTCGTTTACGGCCTCGGTAGCTCACGCCGTCGCGATAATCGGATCTGTAGCCATCCCGTCCATAGTTGCCCATGGCGTACCAGTCCCCGGCACTGCTGTATCCTTCACCCATCATAATCTTGTCCAGATTCTTCATGGTGTGCGTCAGCTTGTCCACGGTTTCCAGATCACCGGCGGACAGTTCGCCTTTTTCGGCGATTTCGTCCAGTTCCCGGCAAAGTGTATCTCTCAACTGTTCCCAGTGCTTCATAATTTCACCTCCTAGGCCACGCGCTCAATCATCAGATTGGCGTTGGCAACATCGATTGCCTGCGCGGAGACATTGCGCACGGATAACGCTACGCAGCACCCACGGGGAACATCCACAAACGCGGAAGTCGCCACGTTGAATGCGTCTCCCACGGCGGCGGGTGTTGCCGTCGCCGTAGTGGTGGGAAGCGCTTCACCGCCCAGCGCCAGCGCTACGCTGATAGCCCCAGCGGTTCCGCCGGTAGGCACGGAGATGTTTCCCACGAAAAGCACGCGATACCGCGCGATTGGGGAACATCCATTGCAAATGCCCCGAAGCGTCACCAGCCCAGCGCCTTCACGGTGAACAACATACCCCCGCCCGCATTTCACCGGCGTATCGGTAAATAGCACGTTCTGTCCGGCTGGAACCGCCTGGGCAGCGTTCGCAGTAAGTTCAACCGCCATGCTAGTCCCTCCTTACGCTACGCTCCCGCAGCCGTAGCCGTTACCGTAGCAGCAGTTGGGATTCTGCACCTGATAAGCGGGAACCGGGCGGGGATTGTAGTACGCGAACTGGTTCTCCACATAGCCCTTGATCGTGAGATTCTGGGCATTCTGGGAAGCGGCCAGCTGCGCCATAAAGAGTTGCTGATTCTGATCGGCGATTTTCTGATCTTTCGCCGCCAGCTCCTGGGCAGTCAAGCGCTGGTCAATGGAGCGGAAACCGCAGTTCATAGCGTCGATGATATCACGGGTGGTGTTCTGGATGGTGTTCCGGGTGTCGCAGCTCTGGGTAGCCATGTTGTAATTTACGCCCTGGATAGCGGCGCGGTTTTCGCAGCAGCACTCCTGATTTGCCATCTGCATCTGGAAAAGCTGCTGCATCAAGGCGGCCTGCTGATTGCACCGGGAAAGCTCCGCCGCCTGGAAACCGTTGCTGATATTCTGGTTCACGCCTGCAAACCCATTGAGCATCCCGGTATTCATGGCGTAGAAGCCGTCGCAGACACCGTTGTTCACGCTGTCAATTTTCCGCTCGATGTTGGAAAAATCGGACGCGAGAACATACCCGTCCACCACGCCAGCGCCGGAACCACGGCCGCCAAAGCCTCCGCCCCAGCCGTTGCCGCCCCAGCCAAAGAAGCCGAAGATCAGGAAAATGATGATCCATGCAGACCAATCACCGCCCCAGCCTCCGCCATAGCCGCCGTTGTTGCCATCGGTGACAGCCCTGATATCAGCGGGGGTCATTTCACTTGCTGTAATACTCATTTTGTTCTCCTTTCAAAAGATGAAAAATATAACAAAATCTGGCCAGATTATTGTTTACCTTCTAGGCGCTCCGAAGCCGAACATGCCCCGGAATTGCTCAAACTGCCCCTGCATCTGCTGTGCCATTTGCTGGGCTTGGTTAAGCTGCTGCTGGTTTACGCGCCCGCTCTGTACAAGCTGATTAAGCAGTTGCTGCGGGTCTTGCCCCCTCATCTGCTGCATAAATTGGGGAAAATGGGAAATCATCTGCATAGGATTAGGCATCATTGCGTTTTACCTCCGCTTTCTTGGCATCGCGTTTTCCCTCCGTCAGCTGGTTCAGCTGTTCCTCTACAGCGGAAAGCCGCTGCTCAAATCCTGCGCTGACTGCCTCCGGGGTAGCTCCTGCGTCCCGGATTTTGTATTCATACGCTACAATCGGCATTGGTCGCCCTTGCGCGTCCGTCCGCTTTTCGTAGAATACCGGCTTATTGCTATCCCATAGCCGCACGAATCCGTTTGCCGTTACGATAAACGCCTCCGCCGCAGATTCCGAAGCTACCCAAATTCGGTCATCAAGGGGCGGCTGTTGGGGTTGTGCGGGTATCTGCGGTTGCCCGATTGGCATTTGCGGTTGGAAATAGTTGGGCTGAAAATAGCCGGATTGGTAGTTGGGCTGCATATAAGGATTTGCCATCATTCACGCCTCCAAAAATAGATAGGATTTTCGTCCATTGAGTTCCAAGTATCGTATAAAACGCCGTTTTCCACGGCAACAACGTGGTTTTTCAGCGCGACAACGTAGATCCCGTCAGGGTATTCCCGGATAAAATCGCCTACGGTGTAGCAATCCGGGCATTCCGCCGGGATTGCCGCCCGCCTGAATCCGTGCCGCCGTAACACCGCACCCCATACGTTATTTGCGCTAGGCATATCGCATTGGGTCAGCCCCTCGCTGGCCAGCTCAACGTATGATTGATACCAGTCAATTCCAAGAGCCTTTGCCACAGCTCTGACTGCGCAATCGCCGACTTTCGCGGCGCGGGGATTTGGATTAAAGCTTTGAAATTCAGCCATAGGCAACGCCCCCTTTCTACCTATCAGAATAACAAAAAAATCGGTAGGGAAACTCTCGTTTCCCTACCGACTTACAATCACATATCCTTCAAAAAGCTATCAGAAGTCTATGTTTTTCGGGAGTATGTAGCTATACTCCTGCACACTGTTATAGGAGTTTTTCAACTTCCTAATGTACCTGTCTAATGTGGCAAGGGACATGCCGTAAGCGTGGCACTGCTGTACACGGCTCCATCCGGCGGCTCGGGTGCGGATGATCTTTTCCTCCAGCGGCGTAAGAATCGCCAGAGAACAGAACTCATCCAGAATTACCCGATTCCACGGGACTTTATCCACTTATCACATCAGTCCTCCTTTGGGGAACTGTAGGTTCTTGCCTGTTTGCTGTCAGCGATACCGGCGGTGGTAGGATCATTGACCACGCCCAGAATCACCAGCACACCGAACACGGCGTTGACCACAGCAATGAGGCGGTTGCCCAGCTCGCCGAAGTCCAGGGAGTAGCCAAACACCGCCGCTACGGTCTGCACCAGGAGCAGAACGGCTGGGATGATGGCCAGCCAGAAGCTTTTGTTTTTGATTCGTACAATCCAGTTAATCATTTTGTTTTCCTCCTTAAATTTAGCCCAGCCCAAGCCGGGCAAGAATAAACCCTACGACAGCGGCCACAACGATGTAGATGACCCTTTCCACCACAGATTTCCACCGCTTGCCGGGTTCGGATTTCAGCTCCTGCACGTCCGTGCAGAGGCCGTCAACCTTTTCCCCGGTGACCTCCACCTTCTCCGCCATGACGGCGACGGATGTTGCCAGCGTGTTCACCGCTTCCGTGTGCCGTTCCAGCGCGTCCAGACGGTGGGAGTTGGATTTGCTCCGCTGTTCTACAGCGGAAAGCCGCCCAGCGATTTCCGTTTCTTCCATTGGCATACTCCCTTCTCAGCCGTTCCACCGGCTGTATTTCCCGTTGTCCTCGTGAATGCCCCATCTGTACAGCCCCAGACCGCCCCGCCCGGGGATTTTCTCGGCCTGTACCTCCTGGGCTATGGCATACAGTTTCTCCGGGGAGATAGCCCCTGAGAGGTCTACGGCCTGCCCCGTGGTGTGCAGGGAGTTGGATACCCCGCCCACTTCGGCATTGTGCCGCTTGCACCGCACACCGGAATTCACATTCAGGGGAACCCCCGCCCTGCGGCGTATCTCATCCGCCATGCGGACGGTTTCCTCCACCGGTTCTGCGGGGAAACCGTTGCAGTATTTCCCGCCGCACTGGCACCGGAATTCCTCCCGGGTGAAATACCGGATATCATCCCAGAACGTCCCGGTTTTCGGCGCGTCGCTGATCTCCGATTTCTCTACTTTTACCGCCGTCCCGGCAATGGCACCAATCAGCATTTTCTGGGTAGCCGCACCCGGTATCCCGTCCACAGTAAGCCCGTAGTCGGCCTGAAACGCCCGGATTGCCCCTTGGGTATTCCTGCCCTCAATGCCGTCAATCGTGCCGGGAGAATAGCCCAGATAGGTCAGGAGGCATTGGATTTGCTTTACCGTCATACGTTCACCTCCTCCCAGCCCTTAGGGTATGCGGAAGGAGACCATACATTATTTCCCATCGTTGAACGGTATACTTTACCGCCCTCCGTACAGCAATCTCCCTTGTTGTAGGGGCTGGTGGAGATCGCCACAAAGGGCAGCGCCTTGACCGGGTCTGTAGACCACACAAATCCCCACTGGGCGGGAAGCTCCTCCGGCTCCTGGGTGTAGATAGCGCTGTCATAGGGTTGCACTAGCCGCACTACACGACCAGCAGACGATTGACACACAAACCCGGCCTTGCGCTCCAGCATGTTTTTGTTTGCGACAGCAGCCTTGAAACCGGGAATGTTGCTATCCGCCGCGTTCAGTTCGGTGCCTGTCATGTCCGGGGCTTTCTCCTGCAAGGCAAGCGCATTCGCCCGCCCCTGAGCATACATGATGCTTTTTCTTTCCTCTTGTGTCACAGACTGTCAACCCCTTTCTTGTAGGCTTCATCCAGCTCTTTCAGCTGTTCCTCGCCGCCGCTGGCTTTCATTTCCGCGATTTTAGCAAGGATGGCGTTTTTGCGTTCTTCTATGGTCACTGGTTATTCACCCCCAGAGCAGTTTCAATCTCCTGCAGAGCCGCTTCGTATTCGGCATTCTTCTTCTGGACTTCTTCTAATGGTGTTAAAATTTCAACCCCGTCTCTATAGAATTTTCCATTGTTGTAGGTATCGCCGATAGCCACAGGGCGGTCTGCGGGGTTGATTAGGGATTCAGTTTCAGGCTCGGAATCGGAGCACCACAGCATGTTGGCAACTACTCCGTTTTCAATGAGTGCCATACTTTTTGCCATTATGCAGCCCCCCTTGCATTGCGGGCGATTACGATACCGGAGCCACCGGCACCAGCAGCGTTTCCGGCTGTCTGGTTCCTACCGCCACCGCCCGAGCCAGTATTCGTTGCGCCCGATGTTGCCTTATACGCGGCGAGTGCGCCATAGCCGCCACCAATGTCTCCACCCTTTGCACGTTGATCCTGAGTGTGCGAATTATTGCCCTGGCCACCGCCGCCACCGCCGCCAGAGTACAGTTTTCCTGTGCTTTCTCCGAATTCCCGCGTGGTAGTTCCCTGCCCATTGCCACCAGTACTTATGCTAGCGTCGGCTCCATCGCTTCCGTCAGAACCACCAGCTCCTCCAATTCCATAGTCTCCGGAATAGCCGCCGCCGCCGGAACCTCCGTTGCCACCGTTATGGTCTGTGCCGCCGCATTTTCCGCCGTTTGCAGTTGATCCAAATGCCGAGCTGTTTCCGCCATTCGCATAAGCAGCACCACCGGAGCCAACAACAATCTCGTACGGGGTATTCTCTTGTACTGTAATCCCCCTCGCTGTCTTGGTATATCCACCTCCGCCACCGCCACCATAATCGTACGCGGTCGAGCCGCCTCCGCCTCCTCCTCCAACGAGGAAGACGTCGATACCGCCCTCCGCACCGTTGAGGTTGGTAAACGTCAGCGTGCCAGAGGTGAGGAAACGGATTTTCCAGTTTCCCTGAGATACGGTGATAGGCTCATCAGAATCGTTGACGGTCTCAAAATCGCCAGTGTAGGTGAATTCTGGAATTGTATTGAACGAAATCGCCGTGCTGTAATCGGTTGTGACCACAACATTCTTTTGGGCAGTCTTGCCGTCACCGGTGATGGTAACTGTCCACGTCCCGCTTGCAAGCCCCTTGAAGACAACCACGCCGCTGGTGCCGGAGTTCTTGATCTTACTCTTGCCGTCTTTGGAAACAGTCACAGTGACGTTCGCCGGGGCTGTGACGGTAAGGGTGCCGCCTGTGCCGCCCCCGGTATTAACTCTGCCAATCATGCGCTTACACCGCCTTTCCAGCAAATAATGGTGGGAATTGTAATCGCCGATTCCGGAGCGCTTGCGGCATACAGATACACGCCGCCGTTATAGGTAGCCGCAACAGGGGCAAAATTGCCGTCAATTGCGTCTGCCACGGCAAGAACCACCTCCGGAATCATTGTATTCAGCACCCCCGTCAGCGCGATCGCCGCGCGGAATGGATAATCCTGATAGGTGGAATCAGCCACAAACGCGGATACCGGTACGCTGGTATCCGTGAACAAAAGCTTTTTCAGCTCCACCGCCGTACCGGCTTCCAGATCGGCCAACTCCCGGTTGATGGAATCCAGCACCGATGTGGCTTGCGCCGTGGTATCATCAAGCACATCTTTTACTTGTGCCTGCGTTTCCTGCAAAAGTGTGGAAAACTGGCTTTGCATCGTGCTGGTATCAATGCCCACCTTTTCCGTCACCAGCCCGCACACCGAAGCGTCAAGCCGCTCGTCCGTAATCATGGAAGCGGTGATAGCGGTTGTACCGGCTGCAACGGAAATCCGCGCAAGGCTGATCTGCCGGATTGTGCTGTTGTTCGTCAGCGCCGGGGCTGCTGCCGTCCCTGATTTTGCGCCTTTCAAGATTTTCACTTCCGGATAGTCCACGTAGTTTGTGGTTTTCCACTCCACGATTACGCGATCAATCCGATTCAGAACGCCGTCTGCCGCATCAACGGCAAGCTGCAATTTGGCACCATCAACGGAGCCATTATCAATCCACCACACAATGCCGTTCCTGCCGGAATTTGCCATCCATCCGGTGCCGTCTGAGACTTCCACCGCCATTCCCGGCGTGGAAAGCGCCTGCACGGACGCATTACTGCCAGCGGCAAAAACGCCGGATGTGCGGCCATGATGCCAGCGCATAACGTCTTCTGCGCCTATGTATGTATCTTGGTTATTCGGAAAACTTTTGATATTAGCCATTTAATTTCATTGCCCCCAATGCTGTAAGAATAGGGTCGCCCAGGATAACTTCTGTCCGGGCTTTGTTGCTGTCCAAGGTGTACTTAATGCCCGTAATCCTGGCGCTGAACGATACCCCAAACCGGGCAGATACGCACGATACAATGTCCCCCAGAGCGTAATACTTGCCCAGATCTTCCGGGTCGATGGATACGGAAAAGGACTTCCGTCGGATTCGCTTTCCCAGCTCCATCTGTCCATAAGCACGCGCACGGGCTTTGCAATCAGCCTCAGATTCGTCATTTTCCTGCCGAACGGCTGTATTGAACCACACTTCCCGGCGATTGTCTCCGGTGATATCACCAACGATCTCAACGAATGTGTTGTCTGTGCCGCTAAGGCTTCCTTGCACATAGGCCACATTGCAAAGTGCGGAATCGTCGTCGTTAATTACAAGGTCTTTTGCGCTTCCCTGTTCCTCCGAAAAGACAATAGCGTGAATGCCAGCCGTTAGATCACGCCCCTTGTAGAGGCGGAAAGTGTGTGTCATGTCGTCGGGGTTCCACTCCATTGTGTGGCCTATGCCTTTTTCTTCAAGAAACGGGATAATTTCATCCAGCAAATTCCCACCCATGAAAACATTGTCCGTTTTATCGGTCATCCCGGTTGCCTGTGCAACTTGAATCCTTGTCATTCCCCGGAGATTATCGCTTATCAGCTTGTACACGCCCGCCTCGATAGTTGTCATGTGGTATTCCGATGCAATGATGCGCTTATTCAAAAGCCAGTTCGCGGTGTATCCATTCGCCGTTATGCGGTTCGTGGTCGTGTCAATCTTTGTGTTTTCTATCACAAATGTTACGTTTCTGCTCGTATCATACAGGAGATTGCCAACTTTTAGCACGTTAATGTTGTAGTCGCTTACCGGCGCAACCAGTATCAGCTTTCCGATATCGTTGTAGTAAATATTCATGATAACACTGATTGCGTGCCGGATTTCGTACCGGGTGGAAAAGTCCTCTTTATAGATTTCAAAGCTCATAGCGCAATCCCCACGATCTCCGTTGCGAAATCAATATCCACCTGCAAATTCGCAAGCCCGCTTGTCGCTTCCGGCTTCAACACATTGTCCCCAACTTCCAGCTGAAACAAAGTGCTTTTCAGGCTCAACGCGCCCCGGCAATCTCCGTCGACGGATGACGTTACAGTTGTCCGATCGTGCGTAATCTCTACGATCAGCCGCTCCCCGCTGACGATAGTTTTATTTATCAGCAGAAATTTTCCTGTCGCGGCGTTGGTGATTTTGGGGTTTTCCACATCACCGCTTGCCGAAAGAGTAGCAGTAAACGGGACGGGAACCTGGCCGCGATTCTCCACATTGATAAATTTCGCTTCAAACAGCTGGCCGAAACGATACGGCCTTGAAATGTTCCACGGGAATTTGAATAGCTTTTGAATGCCGGATAACGTTACCGCTGCGGAATCGTCCTTGCACCAATACGGATACGCCGCCAAAAGGGAGAACTGGAACTGTGCGCCCCATTGTTTCGCCTCAATGTTTGGTGTCGCCGTAGGCCAAACATTCAGATAGTAATCATCCGCATATAGCTTCCCGGAAATATCGGGGCGGATGACGGAAAGCAGCTTTTCTTTATTCGCTGCTTGTCCGTCTCCCACCAGATACCCGTTGACATTTACAGGCCGGGGCTGAACGTTTTTGCTCTGAATTGTCGCCCCAGTCTGGTTGATGCCTTTCGCCTGAGACAGGGATACCGTTACCGTATCGATGCCCGTGGGCTTGTTGATAAGATATCCACCGGCATAATCAAAGGTAACGCTATCCCCGTTTTCGTTCACGTAGCGGAACAACTTGCTTAAATTGTTGAAGTTCGTCAAATCGTCCACCTCGCTTGCGTGAAATACGCTTCTGTAGCCGCTGCCAGTTCAACAGGCGTTTGTGCAACGGACTGGATATTCTGTATGATCGTCACACCACGCGAACCGCCAGAGAACCCCACTCCGTCGTAGTCCGCCACGCCGGATGCACCAGCCGATTTTCCAGCCCTATATGCTCGCGCTTCCTCGGCGGTGAGAACTTTTTCCCCCTTGTGGAGGCGTACCAGATAATCGTCGTATGGTACATAATCAAGGCCGCTCTTCGCCCCGGGAACGTTACTCCCTTTGATATTGGCCTTTATCGTGAGCGTGTAGTTGGCAAAGCTATTTGTCAGCCGTGATTTCATCTGGGAAGCAAGGGAATCCAGCTTAGCCAGAACTCCCGGCGTGCTGCTGTCGATACCGGCAACCAGACCACTCATGGTATTGGTTGCCGCCTCTGTAGCCGCCGCCTCCTGGTCAAGATCGCCGACCTTTTCCACGTAGCTGTCTGCAGCTTCCTGCATACGAGCTTTCACATTTTCTACGGCCAACGCCAGCCCATCAGTAGACTCGGTTCCTGCGGCCTCATATGCAGAAACTCCGTCCATAAGGGTTGCAAGTTTTCCTCTCAGGCCATCGACACCACCAGACATATCTTCCAGTTCTTCTCGCGCTCCCGCAAGGAATCCGGCTTTTTCACCCGTACTCATGGATGCGAGATATTGAGCTAGTCCGTCAATGCTGATGCCTGCAAGGTCTGCTTTTTCGGAAATGAATGCGAAATCTTCATCGATCTGCTGAAGAACCTCTGTATTACCCGTAAGGTTCCCCATGAAATCATCCCACGACATTTTCACAACTTCTATTTGGGAAGTAAATGCAGAACCAACATCATGCAGCCCGTTATAGATGGTGGTATAGGTATTCTGGTAATCCTCCAAAATGGACTGTGCCGTGGCGGCGTATTCCTCAGAAGCAGCCTTTATCACATTTACAGGTTTCGCCGCTTCCTCAGCTGCGGCCTGCTCCTGCGCTTCCAAATCGGCAAGATTCTGCTTCGCCTGCTTTATGGCTTCGGCTAATCTCTCCATCTCGACGGTGTCGCCGCTGAAACCAGCATCGGACGTGAACATTTCCAACCTGGCTTTTGAAGCTTCCTCGTACTGCTGCTCAAGCTCTTCTACCTTTGCGCGTGCTTCTTCTACCGTCTGCGGCTCTCCGGCTAACTCTTTGACGAATGCCTTGTGTGCCTTGGTTGCCTTGCCGATGCCAATCGCCAGAGCAGCTACAGCCGCCGCCAGTACGCCCAGCGGATTAGCCGTTATCGCCGTATTCCATGCGTATTGCGCCGCAGTTGCAAGGGAAATCTTCCCGGTGAGTACACCAACGGCGATTTCACTAACGGAAAATACACCATTCAGCGTGGCTTCCGCAACCGCCGCTTTCCCGCTTTCCGCGGTGAAGAACGCAAGCGCCGAAGCATTTGCCGTGAATATCGTGGCGATATTTGCAATGGCTTTCCCGGCCATATTCGCCCCGATTGCAGTACCGGCAACGGTTGCCGCTGTGGCCGCGAACTCAAACGCCGTTACGAGAAGATCAATAGCGCTATTCGTTTCCCGGAGATACGAAATAGCTTCTACCGTGGCAGTTCCAACGCCGGTAACGATTTGCTGTACACGGGGTATAATGTTCTTTCCGGCTGTAAATACGCTGTCCACAAAGTCCTGGGTAAGTCCTTCCATGTCGGCGCTGCTGTCAGCCATGCCGGTAGCCAGATTCTGCCATGCTGCTTTCATGGATGCCGTGGAACCTTCTATCGTCCTTGCCGCTTCTTCCGCAGCATAGTTCGAAAGCCCCTGCATTTCGATATAGTCCACAAGGGCAGCTTGGCAGTCAGCTAGATTGTCGATGGTGTAGGCGGTGGCCTCGCCGGTTTCCGCATTCCACTCGTTTACCTTGTCAATCAGCTGCTGGAATCCCTCTTTTGTGGGGGTAATACCCAACTGCAAATTGTCCAGCATCGTGTAGTTGGATTTCATGATGCCGTTAAAGGCATTTTGCACGGCCTCTTGAGTGGTTCCGGTTGCCGCCACAACGTCGGCTTCGGCGGTGATAACTTTGTCGGCAAGTTTGGCGGCGGCCTGCACATTGCCGCCAAGGGCGGTTTTCAGGCCGGTAGCAAATCCATTCACCTGCTGCAAATAGTCGTTCTGGCTCATTTGCACGGACTTGTAGGCGTTTCTCGCTTTCTCCGCCACAAAATCGTAAGCGTCGCCAAACATCAGCTGTGCGCCACTGGCTAACTGCTCATACCGCGCATAACTGGTGTAGGCCGCTTTTCCAACGTCTGCAACTACCCCTGCAAGCTTCTTTACTCCGGCGATAATCGCGCCGCTGGCAAGGTTGGCTTTCAGAACGTCGGAGAATGTGCTTGTTTTGTTTTCAGAATCCTTTAGTTTACGCTCATATTCATCTGTATCCAGTGAAATCGTCGCAAACAGCTCAAATACATTTGCCGCCATCCTGCCAACCGCCTTTCGTCACCAGGTTCAACCCGGCATTTTTCACCACATCCGCCACGATATCCTCCGCAGACCGGCTTTCCTCCGGCTTCGGGCTGATGATATCCTCGTATCCGATAGATAGATACAATCGCTTGTCACACCCCGCCGTGTTTTGCGTTATCATCTGGATACCGTCGGTAATGTAGCGCCGAAGAATTTCGCGTTCGCATTGCTTTTTCAATTCCATGGGAAGAATGGAGAGGTACGCCCTCGCCCGTACTCTGGGGAGGGCGCACAGCGCGCTAATTATTCGCTCTGCTCCCCACGCCCCCACGATTTGAAAAAACTCAGCAGTTCTTTATCGTTGGAAAGCTCCTTAATCTGCCAAAGCGTCGCCATTGTACTCTGTGCGGCCACTTCCTCAATGCTCTTTTCGCCCATGATGGACAAAATAGCATAAATGTCGGCGCGGTGCGTTTTCAGCAGCAACGGAACAACGGTGGTAATCCTCTGCGCACCAATCAGCATAACGCCGACTTTTGTGGAGTTTTTCTTGTCCACCGGCTTGCCAATGGCGTTCATGATTTCCTCATCAGAAACGAGATTCACAATGTGCGGGGTGATCTCGCACAGCACGTCCAGGCACTCGTCCGTACCAAGTTGAGATAATTTTCTCATGCTTAGCCTCCTACATCGTAGCGGATTCGGCCTCTCCGGCCTTTACGTAAATCTCAAAAGGCGGCGTATCCTGCGCCGTGATGGAATAATGCCCGGTAAACTCGAATGCGAACTGGCCTTTGCTCTTGTCGCCGGTTTTCAACTGGAAACCGCCAGTAGAAAGGCCGTTCAGCATATGGATGGCCAGATAGCCGCCCTTTTTCGCGCCGTTTTTGTCGGAGTAGTCGGCCACAAGCCAGATATCCTTGAAATCATCGGTGGCAATATCGTTTCTGGGCGTGATTTTCCCAGCGGCTTCATCAGCGGCGGCCACCATCGATTTTGCGTTAGTGGCGTTCACAGATACGAAAGTGCCGCTAAGCTTCACCTCCCAGCTTTCCAGCCGTTTCAACTCCTTTGTGTTCTTGGGGCAGTTATCGATATCCTCGCCGAAATCGGAGAAGCTGGGCGTTGCCGCGAAGGTCAAGCCGCCGCTGGTAGCGCCAATAATAGTGCCGTCGGCGACTTCCGCCGTATCGGGCGAAAAGGCCGAAAGCAAAACACCGGCATTCAGCACAAGCTCCTTAAAGGTATCCTGCGGAATCTGTGTAAATTTCATTGATTTCCTCCTATATGGTATTGAAAATTGCGGCAACGTTCAGTTGCCGCAATTTGATGGATTGATCTGATTCAAATGTAGAATTGATGCACCACGGCTCACCGCGCATAAGCCAAACTGTGCCGGTATCGCAAGGCAGCTGAATGCCTCCACGTCCTATCGTGCGGGAAATTTCCTCTGCCTTAGCGTTCGGCTCTGCCTCTTTCTCCGTGTGATACCACAGCTTTACCGTCAGCGAGTTCGCCATATCGCCCCACCCGCCGACGGAGACGGAATAGGTTAGGTAAGGCATTACGGTGTCGCTCGGTACCGCTGTATCCGGATACGCGGGGAGATTAAAGCCGGAAAAAAACTTGTAGAGCGCTTCTGTTGCCGTCATTTTGTCAGCTCCCATTTCTCGGCGGTAACCTGGCACATATCCAAAGTGCCGACCGTGGGCGCTTGCTTATCGCTCCCGTTGCTCGTCACCCGGAAAATTGCACCATCGGAAAGCCGCTTGAATACATCATGGAAAGAAAGCGGATTCGCGCGGCGGGTGGTAATTGTGTACACACTGGTAACGCCCTCCTTCTCCGCGATTCTGGATTGCATGGAGGTATCCAGAATAATAGCCGCGTCGAACTCCGCGCCCTGTGCCCATTCCGTTGCCCAGCCGCCCTCACCATCCGGGGTGCGCTTTTTTTCCATCAGTGCGCACGTGTTATTCAGGTAGTAGTCAAGCAAGCTCATATCTTCCTCCATATCCGTAAGCGCGGCGCAAACACCGTTTTCCAGCTTGTGCTTTCGCCTGATCCGGAAGAACTGCTTGCCTTTGTGTACGAGTAGCCACCGAAAGATTCGCTTTGATACGGGCTTTGTACGGCCTCGGTGTTCTTCTCCTGCCATGTGTTGATTTCTTCCAAAATCGCCAGCACCTCCGGCGGCACGCAAATTTCCGTAACGATTCCGGTATAAGTTTCGTTCCGCAAATCAGCATCACCGTACACGTGAATCCCGTTATTCCTCCGGCTTCCTTCGATCAGGTAGTAATCGCCTGTTTCAAGGCCGGGAATAACGATCCGGTTCCCGGCGATTTCCTCCCCGGTAAACTGCCAGTGCAAGCCGGGGAAGAAATTACGCAGGTATACAAGCAGCTCATACAGGCTTACCGCATGTCCCATGTGATTCCCTCCTTTACCGGCTCTTTACAACGGCCAGAATGTCCGCTTTGTTCATTGCGGCGCTGACCCCGGAAATACCGTTTTCTTTGGCGTACTCCAAAAGCTGCGCTTTCGTCATTCCGTCAAAGTCCACGGTCTCCGGTGCGGTTTTGTCAGCTGTCAGAGCCGCCCTTAACCCCCCGCCGGGGTAACAGTGGCAACGGCGATGCCATCGAGGTACTCCGCCCACAGTTTCATGCCCATGATGGCGTACATATCGCCGGTAGCCCGGGAGTAGTCGCCCTCGACATGTACGCCGATCAGGTTCGTTTCGCCCTTCACGGTGTAATTCAAACCCAGCTTGGCAAAGTCGCTGTCGCTCGGGTCGACGTAGTACAGGTCGATGTTCTCAACGGGGGTTGCAATCACATTACCGGCGGCGACGTACTTGTCAGGCAGGAGGAAAAGGGTGCTGTAGCCCAGGAAGTTCTGGACATAGGTAAGGCCGAACATGGTCTGGGTGGTAATCTCCTTATCGCCCAGGTAGTCGTAGAAATCCATGATGTTGGCAAAACCAACGACCTCGGTCACGTCCTTGTCCATGCCCATGAACTTCGCAAGCACCTTGCCCTTTGCCTGTGCGAGCGCCAACTGCCAGGTCTTGGGGGTCAGCGCCAGAGAGCCGGTAGCCAGGAAAGTGTAGAAGTCACCCAAAACCTTGTTTTGCAGGGCAACCAGGAAAGCGTCGTCCGTCTTTTCTACGGCGACCTCTGCGCCGTATTTGGCCACGCTCTCGATGGTAACGCTCTTTGCGTACTTGGCCACCTCGATATCGCCATAGGTGACAGGGGAAACCTTCATCTTGGTGAAGGGGATCTCGTCGCCTTCCGCTACGGTGGAACCGCCCTGCAAGTCGCCATCTACCTCCGCCTTGTAGGATACCAGCTTCGTGCCGGGTGCCTTGCGGATAGGCCGCATAATGCCCAGAATGGTGCGCAGTGCGTCCCAGTTATCGTTGAACCGGGTTACAAAGTCCACCTCTCGCGCGGACGTGGTGAACTGTGTGGAAATCGTTACGTTTTCTTTTGCTGCCATTTGTACAGCTCCTTTCAAAAAAGTTATTTGTTTTCGCTTGCCATGCTTTCAGCAAGCGCGGCCTGTCTCTCAGCGGTGGACAAAATATACCGGCCTTTATCGTCCTTTTTGTAGATTTCAGCGCGGCTCTTTGCGCCACCAGAGGTGTCAGGCGGGGTCTGTGTTTGGGTGCCGGTTGTGGTAGTCTTACCGATCAAGCCCTTGTAATCGCCGGAAAGCAGCCCATCCAGTGCGGCGGTATCTTTGATACTTTCGCCGTCCAGCTTCAGGCCATCAATTTCAGCTCTGGCTCCACGGATTACCAGCCCCATGCTCTCGGCGGGAATGCCCTTGCTCTGGAAGTAAGCCCGCGCGGCCTTTTCCCTGGCGGCGGCGCTCTCCTTAGCGGCAACTCCGTCTTTGAAATCCTGAAAGTCTTTCTTTTCCTTCTCGTACTTGGCCTTGTATCCGCCGTCAGCGTCTTCCTTTTTCAGATCATCCAATTCCTTTTGAATGCCAGGAAGTTTCTCAGCGTCGGCCTTGTACCTCCCGATATCGGCTTTCAGGCCGTCCACGGTATCGGTGTGCGCTTCAATGATGGTGTCCACCTGTTCGTCGGTAAGCCCCATTCCCTTCAAAAGTTTGCGAGTTAATGCCATTGTTTCAGTCTTCCTTTCTTCGCCCCTATTCTTTGGGGACGACTGTGATATAAAAGCCGCTATACTTCGCGGGTTTTACCAAAATAAACAAAAAAGGAGCCGAACAGCGCGCAAAATCTACGTACTGTATCGCCCCTCAAATCGCGTCAGCGTTTTTGAACGCTTCCATAAGTTTGGGGAACTGGATAGCAAAAAAATCTACCATTTCCTCGTTCTGTGCCCATTCGGAGTTTTCAGCAAGGCCACTTTCAAATAGGAATGCATGGATAATCTCATGCCGCGTGTTCTTTCTAATCTGAACTTGTAAGTTTTTCTTACAAGTTTGGTCGCCGACGTGCTTACTATAGCTATCCACAACCAGTTCTTTGCTGGTTTCGTCGCAAAACCCATCGCATCCCGCCAGCCGTGAATCTTCATCTTCGCCGCAAACGGAAATCGTGTATTCAGCTCCAAGAATGTTAATTTTTCTGGTATCCACGCCACGTCAATCTCCTTTGCTAAGTTCGTCTTTCAGAATGTTCTTGTATGTTCCCTGATGATCGGCGATTGACGGCTTAATAAACGGGTGCGCCCGGTTGCCAGCTGTCCAATGCCAGATTCCCTGCGCGTCCTGGTATTTCCACGGAGTGGGACGGCCTCCGCCTCCATCGGCGTATTTGCCCGTTCCCATTTCCTGGTAAATGGCGTATTCGGTCGGCGTTCCAACAATGGCTTTCTTCCCATCCTCCACGGTATGTGTAATGCTGTTGCGCAAATTCCCAGTATCAACGGGGCATAAATCCTTGGCATATTCTACAGCTTTTTCTCCGCAGCGTTCCACCCCGCGCTCACACGCTTCACCAAGGGCGCGGAGGATTTCGTCAGAGTTATCCACAAAGGTAACGCTCATTTTCCCTCCTTTTCTGCTTCTTCCAGAGCCGGTCTTGTGCGGTTCGTGGCGGCGCATACGCATAATCCACCACAAGCAGGGATTCCAGCCCGCTTCTTTTTTATCCGGTTGGAAGATTTTGGCATAGAAAAAGCACCATGCAATTTGCACAGTGCTTTCAGTCCTTGCCATATTCTAATTACCAAGCTTTTCTATCTCTTCCCTCTTGCAGTCCAATAGTTCGTTGTTTTTGTCCAGTTCTACAAGGTAGAAAATGCCGCCAGTATCACGAATATCGACGACAATTCCTGCGTCGCCTGTCTTGATGACTTTTACAGGATCGTATTCTTTAATCATGCTTCTCCACCTCGATTTTTTCTAAAACTGGTTACAATTCTCGGTTTGCTATCCGGCGTATCCTGTATCCACCCAGTAACAAAAGATCGCTTCTTTGTAACTCCCAGCTCCATGTAGATGTTAAATTGAGTTGCTCCGCCGCCCAATTCCTTGAACTCCACAGCTTTGCTCATATCAAACTGCCTTGCCATATCGTATCGCAGCCTAAGCGGATTATCTGCTGTGTAGCCAACATCGAAGAACTGGTCGGCGTGCTTTGCCCCATCTTTCAGGAAATATCCCGTGTATTTCTTCGGAGTAGTTATACACTCAGCATTCTTTACAACATCGGTCTGCCGTTTCGTTGTTTTGAGCGTCTCCCACCCATCAATATCATTATACTTCAAATCTTGGAATTTTGCAAACGTTTTCGGGGCTTTATTTCCCAAAACATTTACAAAATCAGCATATTGCCGTTGGTCGGCCTGATAGTTCTTGCCAGCTTTTACCATGCCCGCCCATTTTTCTGGGGGATACTGCGTTTTCTTCTCGTCGTACCATTCTTTGTACGATTTTTTCTTGATAAGCTCATATTCCCCAGTTTCGGGATTCTTCACGCGCATCATGTGGCGTTCCGCTTCCAGGTCATCATCCGTGGCATTCACCACCGTGCAGCGGCAATTATACAGCTCATGCCCCGGCGCTCCCAACGAGCCATCACCGGGGAACATCATCTTATAGCCGCCGACATCAAACGGCTGATCGTAGTCCACAATCTGATTGTCTGCCATACCGTGATCGTGGCGGGTGCGCAAATCCTTTGTGGCTACCCACTTTTTCTTGGATTTAATGCCCCACATTTCGTCAGCGGCGGCGTAGCTGTCCATTCTACCGGCATTCTGTGCGGCGGTAACTGCCGTTCTTGCCGCTCGAATGGCGCTTACACGGCTCATTGTGACGATTCTGGACTGCAAATCATCGGATATCTGCTTGATGCTTTTGCCTTGCAAAATGGAGCCTGTAACGCTTGCTGTAATCTGCTGCTTGCCAAAAGCCAAATCAATGCCCCGCTTTAGCGCCAGCCTTTCGGGGTAGTATGGCATCACATCCGGCTGCTCCACAATTAAGCGCTTTACAGTCTGCTCGTCAAAAAGCGTAAAATCTGCACTTGGGTGAACGCTCTCAATGGTATAGGCGGTGTAATTCCGATTCAGGGAGTAAATTCCCGGCGTAGCGTCGTTCACATAGGCAAGCGCCGCCCCTTTTGCTTCCGTCGCACGTTCGGCCAGCTTGTCCCGGAGCGCTTCCAACCGTGCCCCGCGCCCCATCTGGTTCAGCCGCCATTGTTGGTAGTCCTTTTCAGTCCACTCCTTGCCGTTGCGCTTCTGGCCTATCAAGTCCTGCATCTTCTTGTCCTGATCGGCAAAGTGCTTGAAAAAAGTATCTATTTCCTCTTGCAGCTCTTTAGCCGCTTTAGAATATACGGAGTTAATGCGGCGCTCCAAGTCGGCAAGCGCCCTGTCGGTTCCTCTATCGGCTTCATTCGGTCTGGCCATCCTCATCACCGCCGTAAACCGTATTTATGTCAGCGTCCGCTTTCCTTTTCAGGATTTCCAACACTTCCTCCGGCGAAATCCACGGGAGGTGTTTCAGAACCGTTTCATCATCAAGGAACGCAGCCGCCGAAAGCACCATATTTGTTTCCTCGGTGCGATTTATTACCTTGTTCCACGTAAATTCCGGCTGTGGATTGCCGATGCCAGCAACAGCGCAAATCTGCCGAATGAAATCTATCAAGAAATACTCGAAATCGGCGCATTTGTTGTCCTGCGGCTGATACGCCGCCGAAATCTCTGTAGCCGTTTTCTCAGCGCCCGCCAGAGCCGTCACGTCAAGCATCTGGGCGTCTTCGTACAGGTCGCGCCGCAAGATATCCAGCATGGTTTTTCGGGCTTCTACGGGAACGTCAAGGGTGTGGGCTTCTGCAGCCGTTCCATCGGAACTATCTACCACATTCGCCTTTACGCTCTTCATTCTCTGAATGAACTGCGCCAAATCCTTATCGTCCATAGCGCCGGTATTATGCAGAATCCAGTAAATTCCGCTGGTATCGTCAATTTGGTTGGCAAACCCGGATTTGATAAAATCATAGCAGTCGATGGAGCCACGCAACCCAACGAGCTCGCTTTCGTGGGTATCGTTTCCATACAATACCGCAATAGGCAGGCGGGTGTAGTTCTCGTCGCACACATCCACAACGCCCAGATCGTTCCTCAGCTCCTTGTGGATATATGCGCGTTTCTCTGCCATGGGCTGCGCGTCGTCGCTTCCCTCCGCGCCCCATTCGCTCACGCCATCGAGTTCGTAAAGCGTAGCCCGGAAAACAGTTTTTCGGCCAGTCTCACGGAACCAGTACCGAATACCGGCCATCAGCTCCGACGTTTTTTCATCCAGCAGTGGGACAAATCCCGGATTTCCGGGAGTATCGGCGAATGAAAACACTTCCAGATGATCGAGATTCCAATATCCGTAGGAAACGCCCTGCGCCAGTGCCAATTTTGCCGCCGTCTGCAGTTTATTGTCGAAGTCCGCTCCCAGCTTTTCCTTTTCGTCCATGCTTACGCCATTAGCGCAAATATAGCCCACTTCCTGAGTCACCAGCCGCCGAAACGTTAGCGTTTTAAGCCGGTAGTCGCTGCTCCAAATATCAGGAGTTTTGTTCCCAGATAAGGTAAAAAGGAACTTCTGGAATTTCTCAATGGTGATATTGTGCTTATTATAGTACGCCATACCGTCAGCGGCGTCTTTGTACGCCTTGCTGCTCTGGTGCTCCCGCACTGCATCACGTATGAATTTCCCGGTAGTTCCCTTTGCAATGGCTTCTTCCAAATCTTGATAAATTTTCATGCATTTTCTCCAATATGTGAATTTGCTATTTACAAGAACGCAGCAGCCGCAGGGCAGAGTTCCGCTTCCTTTTTGCCCCATAGCCGCCTAACGACGCAAGCCAGACTATCCGGCGCATCATCGTGTTCCGCTTCCTCGTTGTAGTCGCAAATCTGATTGATGTAAGATTTGTCTGTGCCGTTCACAAATACAACGTTTTTCCACTCCGGCTTCAAAATGCTGGAAATTTTTTCGAATTTGTTCTGGTTTTCGTGGTATTCCACGCACCGCTCGCCCATCCGCCGCAAATCCTTTGCCAAATAGCCTTTATCGCCGTTATTTTCGCAGTAGATCACGCCAGCGTTAAAATCCTTTCGGTATCGGATAATATCATTTTTGCAATCATCTACATGCTTTCTCCACATCTTGCCAAATACGTAATATTTTCCTTCCTTTTTGTGGCAAATCGTGAGCGCTGTGTAATCCTCGCCACCATAGGCCGCGTCAACGTGGCAAATACCCTGCTCCGCAAGGGCAGGGTCAGCTCCGGTAACAGGGTCTGTGAAAATAATATCGTCGGACGCAATGTGCCGCAGCTCATAGTTCGCGGCAAACAGAGAGGCCGTCATGCTGTCCCGAATCTTGGAAAGCGTATCTGCGGATATAAGCCCTGTCTGGTAGCAATCGAAGCATTTCGCCTCCGGCATCAGCGTGAAGCAGTCTTCCTTGTGCCATGGTGTGCCAGTATTAAAAATGCGCCCACCCCGATTTTTGATATTCTGCAATTCCTGGTAGATGATTTTTGTGTGGTCACGTTCGGCCTTAGAAATGCGATCCTGAACATTTACAATATCGTCCGTGAATATAATATCGAAGTGCTTGCCAGTCAGAGACCCGGAAATACCGCAGCCGTAAAGCTGCACCGTTCCCTTTGCATCATTGCTTAGATTTGTATTGATTTCTACAGCGGACGCGGTTGTCAGCGCAAGCGGCCTACCGTGAATTACTTCGCATACCGCCTGCATATACGGGGACATAAGAATGTTCTGAACCTGCCGGATGACTTCCTTCACGTCGCTGTCCGTCTTGCGCATGAACATGATCTTTTTATTCGGAAGAAGTACGATTAAGCAAGCAAGGGCAATGGATACGCAAGTCGTTTTGTAGCTGCCTCGATGCGCCTGCAAAGTCTTGTCACTTTTTGTGCGAATCATCTCCCGCATCCATGCATTGTGCAGCTTTACGTTTAAGTCTTTGAAGCCTACCGCCCATCCAATCTTGATTGGCTCATCCCTCAAAAGATGAACCGCTTCCGCTCTCGTCATCCTCCAACACCATCTTTTCCAGCTCGTCCAGAGCAATGCCCTTTGCATCGGCTACGGTCACGTCGATGTTATCGCGCTGCCCCAAAAACTGTTTTCCGAGGAAAATCGCCATTGTAGCGTTCTTTTCAGCCAATCGCCATTGGCTCCGCCGCAGTGAAATTTTCCCCGCTCCGCGCTTTTGTGCAAAAACTTCCGAAAAACTTCTCTTATAGGTTCGTTTGCACCATGTTTCCAACGTGTCCGAGCATACATCAAACCAGCCGCAGATTTCCTCAAGCGTGCATTGCAGGCCGCAGAGGTTCTCGAACTGCTTCTGATCTATTTCCTTTCTTGGCCTTGCCATACGCGCCCTCCTTTCTCTGCTGGCGTTTAATAAACTTCTCCATGTCCCGCTTCAAATACGGGCTGCTGGTTTTGGCTATGATCGCCCGTGCTTCTTCAATCGTCATTTCCCAAGCCTCGAACGATTGCCCATTCCCGCTCCGACAACTTCCAAATATCCGTGTTGGCCTTTTCCGCAGCAGCTTTTTCCGCAGCAGCTTTTTCCGCAGCAGCTTTTTCCGCAGCAGCTTTTTCCGATAGCAAAAAGCCGCTGCCGAACAATCCTTTCCCCGACGCTTTCTGTGCGTCAAGCGCGCGGATAAAATGTGCATCTCTTTCGCTAATTTCAAGGCTTACGCCGTGAGCTGCCATATAACATAGCATCGTTGCTGTTAAAACCTCGTCTGGATATGAGTATTTCGGCAGTTCTCTGTGCAACTTTTTGAGATTCTTTTTATTCTCGTCATCCAGTATTTCTCTTAAATCAGCAGCAGCGACAATCTTATTACCCCCCATGTTGGTAACAAACGACGTATTGACAGACGCGCCGTTTTCATACACAACTCCGCACCCGCACGCCACATAGTTTGCCGAACCGCGCATAATTCCGAGGAGTGTAAGCGTTGGAGCGAAAAGAAAGAAGTTGATTCTCTTGCTTGTGTACCACTCGCAGATTTCTGAAATAATGGAAAAAGGCGGATTGTCTATCACAACACACCCGGAAGGGTATTTCTCGCTTTTATAATCTCCGCCCGGATAAAACGGGCGCACAATCGCGGCATTGCCAATTTCGTACTTCTCGGCCACCCAATCTCTTACTGCGTCGTAGATGTTATCCGGCGTGTAGCAATCGTCCGTTGTTTTCTTCGCCTCGAACTTTTCAAGGAAAGCTTGGTAGTCCTCATCATCGTCTGAAAGCTCTCCACGCTCCATCCTTTCCCGGAACTCCTGCTCTCTTTGCTCGTTGGTCATTTCTTCAATTTCGGATTCGTCCAGCTCCGGGAAAGAAAAGTCAAAATCAAACGCCGACAAATCCAACTCCGGCAGTTCACCTTTCAGCAGGTCAAAGTCCCAGTCGCTCTCGTTGCTCTTGTTATCCACCAGACGAAGGGCGTTTACCTGCTCCGGTATCAGATCGTCCACGCAGACACACGGCACTTCTTCCATGCCCAGCTTCTTTGCCGCCATAGCGCGGCAGTGGCCGATTACGATCACGCCGTCACGGTCAATCACAATCGGCTGCACGAACCCGTACTGCTTGATGCTCTCTGCCACATTGGCAATCTGCTTTTTATCGTGCTTCTTGGCGTTCTTTGCATACGGAACAATTTCGCTAAGCTTTTTCTGAACGATATTCATATCTCAACGCCACCCTTCATTTTGATATTTTATAAAGGCGCGAGGCCGATTCAAACGGCCTTCTGTTGGGGAGAGAGCGCCCAACTCGTTA